ATGCTTTCTGGTGCGAACTGATGCCCAAACAGCAGAGACATTGTGATGGGGTCATACTTGCTGCAAGCTGCCGTGAATCCAGGCTCTCGCTGGGTAACGTTCGCCTGTAAGAACTGTTTAACAGCCTGCTGGTCTTTCTTGTAATAGACCTGTTCCGTCACCCCTTGGTTCAGGTTAATTTGCTGCAAGTTAGCAAGGATTGCGGTCTTAGGCGTGGTCTCGATGGTCTTCAGGTGAAGCGTTGTAAACATGGATCGTCCTCAGGAAATCTCAATGAAATCGAATTAAGCAGATTTTTTGGGATTGGCTACCTCAGCCGCTTTCCCTATCAACTTTTCATTAGCCTCAGCATCACTAGCCGCTTTCCCCTGGGGCTTGACCGTTGCCTCTTTAGCCTCGGCAGCTTTTTGAGTCGCCACCTTAGCTTCAGGCTCCACCACCTCAGGTTCAGGCTCGGAAACCACAGGTGCCTCTACAATTTGAGCCTTTTCATGCTCTACAAACCGATTGGCGTAGTGCTCATCAATCTCAAAAATCTCGCCTTTTTGGTGCCCATCAATGGGCGTATCCAAAACCTCGATCCATACGTTAGCCATAGTCTTACCTCTTTATCCGTAATCCAAACATCATGTAGATGGGCCAATAGCCCTGGTCGTCTTGGCCTTGCAGCTCTTTAGCAATGCAAAACAACACGCCATCGTGGCATTGGTGGGGCTTCCATCCCGTCAGCAGCCACCAAGTCGCCTGCACAATCCTCCATGCTTCTTGATGGGTGCGCAGGTCGCGCAATCGCCAATCAAGCTGAAACCGGAACTCTTCAATTTGCCTCGCATGGGTGGTCACGCCAGACTGCGGAGCACTCAAGGCGGAGCCAATGCATGCAATGGTTAATCGGCCTTGAGGCTTCGTTCTCTGCTGGTCGCTTAGGGTGCTAGGGTCTACCTCCACGGAGGCTCCTAACTCTTTGAGCACGAGCAACCGAGCCTTGATCGCGTCTTCAATGTCGGCAACTAGGTTGAGTTCATCGGTGGGGATGCTTAGCGCCATTACCGATACCCTCGCAGGTCGCTAAATGGCTCGGTGCCTTGCTCATCTATCGCAAATGTTTCCGGTGCGCCCACTGAGTTAATTGGCTCTTGTGTGGTCGCCGTTAGATCAATTGCCTTCTTCCCGTCCCGCACTTCCCGCAAAAACTTCAGCGCTGCATCATAGTTTTTTTGCACCACGTCAGTGGGGTCGTAGCGGTGTAGCAGGTATCGGGCGATGTCTAGCACCCATCGTTTTAGCGCCCGTGGCGGGTCAATGATTGGGGTTTGGTAACGCGACCTCACATAGCTGTTCACCTCCTCTGATGCATCTTGCAACGCCTGGTCAATGTGCACCGCGTCCACTACGTCGCCCATAGGGTCGTCCAGATTCGAGAGCTGGATGGCTTCCTGTTCTCCGAACGCCTGGATGAATTCTTGGGTGGTAGCGTACTGCGTTGCCAATTGGTTAAAATCTGGGGTTAGGGTTTAGCTGCTTTGTCGGCGGCTGCTTTGTCGGCGGCAGATCCTGCCGCCTTAATGGGCTTAGGATCAATAGCGCCAAGTACAGCCATCTCCTTTGCCTCTTGGGAGGTGAGTGTGATGGTCTCACCTGGCTCGTAACGGCGATCGCCTTGGATCGCCCTCGTGACGTTGTAATCAGGCATTGGCAACACGCTCCTTAAACTCTTTGCCAGCATGGAACTTAGGCGCAATTCGCTCAGGGATTGCAATCGCCTCACCTGTGGCAGGGTTCCGCCCTTCACGAGCGGCCTGCTTTTTGGCCTCAAAGGAGCCGAAGCCCACTAGGGTGATTTTGTTGCCGCCAGCTACAGCCTCAATGATTTGATCGAGGGCAACGGTTAGCACTAGGTCGGCTTGCTTTTTGGTGACATCGGCGGCGATCGCCGTGGCCTCCACTAACTCGGCTTTGTTCATAATGAGTAGGGAATAGTTAGGACAAATTCAAGGGCAGCAAGAGATTAGGCGACGTTTTGGATTAGGAACCCAGCAATGGCCTTGCCAGCTTGGGCACCATCTTGCTCAACCCCAGCCAGCACGGTTGCTCGCTCATATTTGTAGGGGTAGATCCAGCTATCGGAAGAGCGGTCAGAATACGTCTCTTCGATGATGGGGTTGCCGTTCATGGTGTAGGTGTAGCCGTAGCTAGGGCGCATCAGGCTGATGTTGCCTTGGGGCGCATAGGTAACGGTGGATTGGCGCAAAATATCGGGCGGAATGTACGCCAGGATGATGTTGTTGCCCCACACGTCGCTAGAAACGCCAGCGTCATCAAACCAGATCGCCTTGCCCACCATGTAGCGCTCGACATCAAAGAGTGATGCCAGCATTGCCTCAGTGACGGAATCCTCTGGTCTGTCGCGATAAAAGAACCGATTGAGGACAGACGGGTTATTTTTGGTCGCACGGTGCGCGGCTGGGCCTGCAATGGCGACGTTAGGGTATGCCCCGATTGCAGAACGGATTGACTCTTTGTAGAGGTCAATTTGCGCTGGGATGTTGGCAGATGGGTCGCTAAACTTACTCGCACCAGCCAATACGATTTGGTTGTTGATGCTGTACTTGGTGGGGTCTTGGGCTAGGTCGGCTTGCTCTAGCTCTAGCTGGAGGCTCCCGCTATCCATCGCAAACATGACGGCCTGTTTGCCGAGGTCTAGCCCTGGCATAATTGACGCATCGCGCAGGTTTTCATAAGGGACAGGCACTTCGAAAGAGTCCTGATAGAGGGCGAAAGGTTGCCCCTTATAGCCGTAGCTCAGACGCTTTTTGGTACCACCTGGAGAGCGTCGGAAGTTGTAGCGCCGGAAAGATTCTTTGCCAAATTGAAGGACTTGACCGCCAGAAACCGAGACAGGAACGGGCGGGAAAAGGTAGTTCCCCACGCGCTCAGCATGGACGTACCCGTGGGCGAAGTTGGTGAGGATTGGATCAATGACCCGCACCTCCTGAAGATTTTGTAAAGCCATGTTTGCTCCGACCTAGAAGAGATTGAAAAAGCGGGTTAAATTTTGACGGCTGGCATCGCCAGATATTCTAAGGTTTGCCCTGCTGCGGTAGTTGCGGTGGTTGCAATGCCGAGGACAAACTGACCTGCTGTGCTGGTCGAGGTAATTGCACGGCCTGAGGCATCAGAGATAATGTCATCCCCAATCGCCACAGCAGCCCCCGACTCAACCTCGCCAAGCCCCAGCGCCAAGACGGGGATTTGTTGCCCCGCAGCAGTCGCCGCCATCAATGCAGACCCGTAGGCTTTACCCCCCACAGCGGCAATCTGCGCCCCTGTGAACCCTACAAACCGTTTTGCTAGAACTGCCCCCGCCGTTTTAACGGACGGAGCCATGATTTGAATCCACATATTTATCTCACTCCTACAAGTCTCAAGGCTTCGTCAAGGGTGCCACCGTTCTTGGCGACGTGGCGCTTAGCGGCAGCAAGCTGCCTTTGCTTGTCGCGGTTGACGGTGTACCCACCAGGCGCTTCAGTGAACTCAGCTTCGACTTCTTCGTCATCGCCAGAGGCACGCTCAGAGAAATCAATCTGAGGCTTCAATCGCCCAAGCCAGCCCCGCACAACTTCCGCAGGCGACTTACTCGCCACGCCATCCCCTTCGGCAAACTCAAGGGGCTGCGAAGTCTCTAGGTGCAGAAGCACTGTCTCTAGCGCGGCTCTATCCCCAGGGAGTACCTGGCCTTTGGCTACCAGCGGCTCCATAAACTCAGCAACCTGTTGCTTACGCAAATCCGCTTCGCGCTTGAGCAGGTCGGCCTCTCGCTGACGCATCATCTTTTCGCGTGGCGTGGGTTCGGCGTAGTCCATCTCAATGCCCAGAGCCTGGACGATCTTCTGAACTTCTTCGTAATTTGCTTCCCCCGACTTGCCCAAAATCACGTCTAGGCGCTCTGGGGTAATGTCGGCGGCGGCTGCAATCTCGGCAGGGGACTTGCCACTGCTGGTCACTCCCTGACGAATTGCCCAGCTCACTATGTCGTCCCATTCCATAAATTCAGTCTCCTGAGTAATTTTTACGGTTGCAGGCACGGCCTCAACCTGTTTTGTGAGCGCGTCTAGCCGCTGAGCGATGGGTGCTATGGCTTCTTCGGCGATACTGATGAGCCGATCTGCGTCTGATGGCTCTGCAAACTCTGCAAACGCATCCTTCGTCGCAGGCATTGCCACCTCAATAGGCTTCTCATCCTCGGCGTAGAGTAATTCTTCTAGCCCTTTCAGCCCCTTGACCGATGGGGGCTGGCTACCCAATGCTGCAATGTGCCGTAGGCTCCATTGCCCTGGCGTTGGATTGCGAAAATCATCGGGCGCATAAAGCCCCGATGACACATCAATCAAATTACCGTTCTCAACCCACTCCAAAAACTCAGGCGCAATCTTGGTAAACCCAGCCTTGACGGTATCGCCCACTACCTTGAGGGCAGAAGGCACACCAAAACACCACGGCATCTTATGGATTTCTCCATCTTCAACACCATTGGTGCGGTGTTCGACTATTAGCGGAGCGCGGTAGACCGCAGGATCGTAAGAATTGACCACCTGATCTAATTCCGCAGCGGAGTATTCTCGCTGCATTCCATTGCGCGCTACATGATCGCCTGCCTTAAAAATTTCAACCCAACGCATTCAGGATCTGCTCGGAACTTTCCCTGATTATTGCGTTGGGGAATTAGCCCAAACCAGCGACTAAACCAATCAATAGCGCGGGTTACAGCCCTTGGGTGAGATGACCTGATAGTACAACAAGCATCTCTTCGAGGTCGCCGTCGGTGAACCGCAAAAATGGACGTGCAGGAATGTTGATGGTGCGCTCTCTGAAGGTGACGGCTTGCGCTAGGTTGGCGTCTTTGCGTTTGGCAAAGCGGCTGCGGCCTTGGCTATCTATGGGCATACTGCCGGATTGTGCCGCCAAATTGATGGATCGCGGCGTATTCAAGGTTAGTTCCTACCGTGGCAAAGCCGTTGCCGCTATCGCCTGTAATTGAGCTGGCTAGGCGTCCGCTGACCTGTAGGATGCGTCCAGGCCATTTACCCTGTGCTGCACGGCGTTTTTTGGTAGATGGGGCAAGGTCAACCCAGTGGGGCTGTAAATACCTGTAGTCCGCACCTTCTTGTTCAAAATTCTGCTCAACGGCATCCAGCATTACGCCTTTGATTTCGAGCATTGCTGGTGCGGTGTTTTCGATTCGTCGCGCTATTTCTCGGAGGGCGCGATCGATGTTTTCGACTTGGATGGTGATTTCTAGGTCAGCCATTCAGCTTGCATTTCTCAACAAATTTAGCCCGCAATGCAGAAAAGTTAAGTGGGATTATGCCGCCCTCTTCTGTGATGCAATGGTAGTAGTCCCACTGCGCACATGGGGCAGACAATATCCACCCTACAAATTGGCAGGCATCTTCGGTCAATGGATCTTTGGCGTAGGTATCAAACCAATTCGCTCCAGAGGATCTTGCTCCGTCAAGATGTTTTAGTATTTTCTGCTCAAAGGTCTCTTGCTGCCGTGATTGCGCTTTAGCCAGGGCAGCATTCCCCGCGTGGTCAACGCGGTATCTGCTAACGAGTTTGCCAGGGGCACGACGAAGATCTGAGTCGTCCGAATACATTTTATTTCTCCCTTGATCGATGTTTTCGACTTGGATTGTGATTTCTAGATCAGCCACAGAAAGATTTCCCGCAATCAGAATTATTGCAACGATACCGCTGCGCTCCAGCCTTTGTATGCCCAGCGCGACGGGTGCGGCTATCACATGCGGGGCACCTGGGATTGTCCGCCGTTAGCGGCGCTCCCACAGTCCCGTCTGTAAAGCGCCTGCCACAGGCTCGGCAGCTATACCGCTGCTTGGCTCCAGCTGTACCAGCCAAAACAAAATCAGTGCTTTCACAAAATTTACATCTCATAACCTAGTTATAGCACTTGACAGGGCGATAGGCTTGTGTGCTATAACTAGGTTATGAGTCGAGGGCAGTTCACCGGCCAAAGTTCACTGCCCTCTCTCTCCCAAGTACAACCCTAGGAAACACAATTATGTCACACGCTTTTTGTCAAACCAACCTCCAACCCTACAGCATCGCCAATATTGAATCCCAACGCTTCAGTAAAGGATGGACAGCCGTAGTCTACTGGGGTGAAACATCTCAATCTGTCGCCTGTGTCGGCGCAAGAAGTGAGGGTCTAGCAATGGCAGCGGCCCGTGCTCTTGTAGATACCTGCGTTGGAGCGTTAGCAGCATGATTGGGTTATTTTTAATTTGTTGCCAATTAGCAACAGCCACGCCACAGCCTCAAGCGACAATCACCCCAGCCAGTCAGCCACAATGTGCTCAGGATTGCCCTGTTGGGAATTCTGGGCAGCCAGAGGCACCTATAGGCCAAAATTAAAACAGAGGGGCAGAATTGCCCCGTCCTGTTAAGCCGACGATCCAAGGACAAAAATAACAGCCAAAGGGAAAAATAAAATGACCATTGAACTCTCGCAAGGATTAATTTTGACATTGGTTGAGTCTGAGGAACAGTTCCCTGTTGATTTCGATGATGCTTGGCAGTGGATTGAATACCGTAGAAAAGACTTTGCCTTAAAAAGGCTAAAAAATAATTTTTTGCAAGGCAAAGACTTTTCCTCCATTCGGAGGGAAACTCCACAGGGCGGACGACCTAGCGATCAGTACCTGTTAACAACCGATTGTTTTAAGTGTTTGGCAATGATGGCAGGCACAGCAAAAGGCAAAGAGGTTCGCGAGTATTTTCTCGACTGCGAACGTATTGCCAAACCCAAAGCCCGACCCTCTCAGCTTGAAGACCTGCTGAGCATGGGTGTTGCCTACGCCGAGAAAAGACTTTCCGCCGCCGAGTCAACAATCCCAGATCTGATCGCCCTGCTTCATGTGCTGGAGCAGGGCGATCTCTGCGGAGCGAACCAGGCTGTCTCCAGGGTATCTGCTGATGGTTTCGCAGATTAATGCAAGACTGCAAAGCCTCCACAAAGTTCTCTCCCCTGAGATGTCTAGCGATGTTACCCCCGCAAAAGCCGACCAAACAGTCGCGCCACACCGCTAACCAAAAGCCTCAGCAAGCTACCGCCCACATCAGCACTCAAATCCTCGGACTCCAGCAGTTCGGGGATTTTGCTATAATCCTCAACCGACAACTCCGGATCTAAATCCTGCCGCCGTAGATAGACCGTCTGCTTATCCGTCCCCTGCGCCGCCTTCTGCTCTGGCGACAAAATACCCACCGGATAATCGGCCTCAGAGCGGCCTTCAACGAAGTCAGCGAAAGATTGACCCTTTAGTGTGGCTTTGACATGCTCACGAGCTAGATGGGCATCGTATTTTTCAAGATCAGGGTGCCAGCTCATGTCTAGTTTGCTGTACCCGAACCCAGGATCGGGGTGGATATCGCCCAGTGGGTCTTTGAGGACGGTCACGGGCACCTGGATGCCAGAGCGGATACTGAGCAGCTTGTTTTGCTCGGAGAGCAGCCCATCGGAAGACTCAACGGTTAGGTCGCGCTTTTTGATATCGCGCTCAGAAATCGCCCGAATTCGGCACCTACAGCGATATCCTAAAGGTGGCGAAAAGCTTGCCCAGAAAGGATCGTCGTACCGAAACACCCGACCATCTAGCGCCCGATGCATGGGTCGTGTCCGCTCATCCAGCACTGCGACGTACATCCAGTAGGGACGATTCCCAACGTTCTCCAGAAAATCCTTCTGCCGCCCCGCCATCATGGCGCTCTGCATATTGGTCTGGTAAATCGTCTTCAGCCGATACGGACTACCCAGCGTCACCACTTCTTCCCCGTCCGGCCCTTCAACCGTCTGCCGTCCCCACCAGCCCTTTTGCTTCAGCAGTGGCTCTAGATTTTGCTTAAACGTGCGTTCGCTTTGGCCTTCTGCCAGCGCCTTGCTCACGCCATCGCGCACGGTTTGCAAAATGTCGAGGGTCATGGCTTTGGCGACGGTGAAGGCGCGGTTGTGGGCTTGGCCTACCTGTTCTTCCCAATTCCAGGTGATAGCGTAGCCTTTGCTCTCGAACCATTTGATTGCTTCGGCGGGTGGTAGGTTGAGGGCAAATTTTAGGTCAGGGGTTGTCAAACTTTTCTCCTGGTTTCAGTACCGTTACCAGCGTTAGGTCTGGTTGACGGCTGCTCACGGGTTTCGCTTGCCCGACGGGGCTTTATATTTCGCTCGATAGAGATGGATGCCTTGATGCAAGTCTTTGACGTAGTGAGATTTATCAATGAGGCTCAACAGCGCTGCCCGCGCCTCATCCTCGGATAAGTTGCGGGCATAGCGTTGTTGGTAGCGCTCAAAGGCATGGGCGCTAATTGTCCAGTTGTTGGGCACGTCGCGCTCTCATTAATAGCTTTTGCTGCTCGGCGCGGTTGCATTTGCTACATGTTCCGCGCTGCTGTGAGGTGCTGCGGATGAGCTTGGTGCCACACCAGCACAATGGCACGGGTGTGGCTTTTTGAGAGGCGCGATCGCGCCATCTTTTCTGAGCTACTGAATCAGCCATCCTCTTCTGCCTCAGAGGCTTCTTCAACTCCAAAATATTCAACCCCCCAAGGGTTAATTACTGCGAAAACTCGGCTAGGCTCGTCATAAATATTCCCGCGAATGTCTTCTACTTCGACGGGGAGATCGTCTTTCCCTAGCTCGTAGTATGGGTGGTCAATTTCGTTGAAGAAATCGGCTGAGTCTTGCACGTCACCACGGTTGGGGCAAACATCCCACATACCGAAGCCGGAGTGAGCAGGGGTAATACCAACGGAGTAAACTGAGTTAGACATAATCATTACCTAAATTAATGGTTTTGTTTTTTGAGGGGAAGAGGTCGTTTCTCAACCCCTCATGTACACTATGTTAGCCAATTATCTACATAGCGTCAATAGGTAAACCCAAAATCTTTTGAGATCAGCTACAAAGCTGCCATAGCCTTGCATCCCAGTGCGGGTTAGTCCAGCTTTGCATCACCCCAGAGCGCGCTGGGGATGGCCGTGTGAACTCAAAGGTGTCAATAGGCTCCACCGTCCATCGTGCTACCGCCCCATACCCTGGCTTTTTCTTTTTGCCGACGCTCGTAATCAGGTTGAGGAGCCGTCGCACCTCATCTAGGTTGCCTAGGCAGGTTGTCTGCCAGTAGTCCGCCATCTCGGTTCGCAGTGGCAATAAATAATGCTGGTACTGCCCATTCTGGCTACTCGGCAGACGCATCGGCTTAGGGCGCTCAAGGGTTGCCGTCTGCTCGGGGAGTGTCGTAGGGTTATCGCCTGACTTTTGGGTGTAGCGGGTATACCTCACCTCACTATCTACCGCATCAAAATGGTTACAGCTCCACAAGGGCAGCTCATCAACCCAGCGCTCAACTGATAACGGCGTGGGCACAAACAGTACGCTGTCATGAGGGAGATCAATCCAGCCTAGGTTTAAGTCTTTACAGACGGCATTGGCTAATAGCCCATCTAGATGTGGGTGGTCAGCCCCTGCAATGGGCTTTAAGGTTTCTAGCCTGACGGTCATAGGCTGTACTGGCAGCGATTGCACCAGTGCCCAATATTTATCAAGCCTTGCATCATGGACTAATTTCATGCCGCCATAGCCTCCAATCCAGCCGCACACAATACTTTTTTGGTGCCAAACATGCCAGAGCGCAGCCCGTCGATCATCGCCTCACGATTGGCTTTAATCCAAACCTCATAGGCATCTGGCCTTAGCTCATCCTCCTGAATCGTCTCGATCATAAACCTTCCAAAATTACGCGCTGATTTACCCCCAAACACGCCTTCGCGCCGTTGCCAGTAGTCTATCCCTGCAATCACTGCGCCAATGGTCTTATCATCGGTGTGCGGCTCGAACTGTAGCCGCATAATTGCCTCGGTGCCCTTGCACAGCGTCTCATGACTAAAAATCATCTGCCCATCGTCTTTGCTAGTACCCCCCATGCCACCACGAGTCATAGTGACAATATCGAGCATTTCAAATACAGACCGCTGTTCAGTCATGCCTGCAATTTGGTCTGTAATCCAATTGTTTTCAGCACACAAAATATGAGCTTGCAAATTCAGCCGTGATTTGCCCATTAAAAAGCCATCGCAGCAACCGCCCATCGCGTCTTGGGTAAAGATTGCGTAGTTGAGCCTCTAGCAGGTCTGCATCGCCTGGTGTCACCACACCTTTGCAGCGCTGCCCACCGTGAAACAGCAGATATCTGCTGCCAATTGGCAACATTTCAGGCGTGAGGTCTAGGCGCTCCATCATGTCTAGGGCGATCGCACTCCTCAACTGATGCCCTAATGCATTGCCCGACAAACACGGGATAGCCATGATCAGCTTGTCAGATTGCTGCTGAGTGAGCTGTAGTACCTGCTCCTCTGTGGGGGGATAAGTTGTCAATTCCTCAAGCACATTTTTCTTTTCTTTGCGATTAGCGTCTAGGGCAGCATCAGAGATCTGACGGGCGATCGCCACCACAAACTGAGGATTTTTGAGACAGGCCACAGACACCGCGCTCTGAATTGGCGTGGGCAGCGTGGCAAAAATGAGCTGAGACTCTGGGTAGTAATTACTCAAACACAGCAGCTCAGTGAGGCTCTGGTATAGCGAGGATAGACGCACATTAAACGTTGCGGCATCCTGTAGTTTTTTGCTCAGCATCTCGTAGCGACTTACTCCGCTGAACAATCCTTGCCCCTCAGTGCCGCCAAAATGCATCGGATATTGTGCCACAAAGCAAGCTGCTAGTAGTTCAGCGCCCGTTGCCAGTTGCAGTAGTTCTGCCGTGCTGGGGTAGATCGGAAAATGCTGAAGCACTCGTGCGATCGCCGCGTCTGCCTGCTCTGGTTCAACGCCACAAACCTGTGCTGAGATCTTGGCTAGTTCGCGGTTGAACGGTTTGGTGTTGCTGCCATTATTGGCTTGGGGCGATGCGTCTTGGTGGGCGATCGCCGTCATTGCCGTCAGCTTAAGTGTGATTGGTCGCATACGATGTCCGAGTAATAAAGATCTGTCCAAACTTTCCTGTCGCGATTATTTCCTCTTGTTCCGCTGAGGGAGCTTACCCGTAAGTGCTCACGGGGGAATGCCCCACCATCGCTCATGGCATAGTTGGCATGGATTGGCAGAATTCGCATTTGAAGGTAAGCAAAAATATCTTTCTGAGTCCATTTAAGTAATGGGGTGCAGGTGTTTTTAGAGTTTTCACGCGGACGCGATCGCCTAGCTGCTGATTCCTCGGCTCGGATGCCTGAAATATACCTATGCCCATACTTCTGTGAAGCAGGCTCAAATAATAGCGAATGGCGTTTTGATTCGTTGTTGCCCCCTGAATCGAGTGAATCAATCGCCTCATACTTAATTGCATTAAACCCCTTCAGAAACGCAGTTTCTACGTTTGCACTATCAGGGTTAGGCAATGGCAGTATGTTGACATGGACAATTGGGACTTCAAGAGACTGGCACAGAAAGGCCAGCACTGTTGAGTCTTTCCCCCAACTCACAGAACAATATGCCTCGCCCAAAGAGAGGAAGTTGGAGATCGCCTCCATTGCCTTTTCTTCGAGTCGCTGTAGCCGTGCCTTGTTGCGCTGTAGATAGAGTTTGTCCATTAGCTCTAACTTGTGCCAATGCTCTAGATCTCCCTTTCGGAACCGTGGGCTGTGTATCAGTGGCAATTTTAAGCGCCTCCTGGCGTTGAGCAACAATCACCGCAATCAAAAATTCAGCCGTCCCCCGCCACTCCCTAAGCTGCTTTTCAAAATCCACCGCCTGCCGGATATCCTTGGCATTGAGCAGTATCCCATGCTCAATCGCCATCTTGCTGTAATCCTGGGAGTAGACCAGCTCCACCAACCCCAACACCGTTTTAAGCCGTGGCAGATTGACCGTTACTACCTCACTAATAGCGCGGTCAAGGTCATGGCACACAATAGCTAAATCAAGCCCCTGGCTCGACCTAGCCTTGTGCCAGACCCTGCGCTGTCCATCGGTCGTTAGCACAGCGATCCGCTCTTGCTCCCACCAAGACTCATCTCGCAATAGCTCATGCCAGACCGGACGATCTTTGTGGTCTTGCAGTGGCGACCTTTTACGAGGGTTCGCTACTACCTCTTTTTTGATGCTGCCAGCAGGGGCAATGAGCGGCATGGCTAAACGATCTCTGCTGATAAATAGTGAGCGATGCCAGACCTTTGGCTCTTGCCAGACGGCAGCGCAGCAGGGGCAAATCAACCCACTCCCAATCGGTAGTAGCTCAGTGATTTTGCCCGTGCTTTTGTCTAGCACCTTGTCAACGAGTAGATGGGTGTCGCCCTCAGCCCCGCACACGGAACAGATCCCAGATTGAGCGCCCAGCGTAAGATCAAGCCACGGGGTAGCCCATGCAGAAAGGTTAGTTGCTGGCATTCAACCGCCCCCATACTTCACTCACAAAAATTGCCCTCGCCACCCGCTCCTCAAACTCAGCAGTATCTAGGTTCGGATACACCTCAGCAATTCGCTCCTGAATC